AGTCGATTGAAAATACATTCAATTTCTCAGCCATTAATGAGAATATTACAAATATAATTACGGAAAAATCCAGTACGACCACCGCGACTGGTGCGAATATTCAAGGTATGACGGTTAACCTCGGAAAAATCATTGGTTGTGATATGAATTTTAGTCAAAAGATTACTTCAAAAACGATGGCTTCGTCGGAATTTATAGATGAAGATATATTACTTCTACAAAGTCAAATTACAAATGATATGCAGGCAGCGGCTGAGTCCGCTCTAGAAAATAACACAGAGATGGGAAGTGAATTAGGTGGAGTCTTAGATGGTGGTGATACAACTATGAATGTAGTAAACTCAGTAAATATGGAAATTAAGAACCTTGTTGAAACAAATATCACAACAACAACGGTTAATAACACCGTCGCTGAACAGGTGAATATCCAAGATAATGTACTTAACCTACAGTACTATGATTGCAGTGATACTGGTGCGAAACTCGATTTAAGCCAAGATATCATGGCGGAGGTCAAGGCGACGTCTATCATGAAACTGCTCAAAGAGGCGGTCCAAAAGAATGAGGTTCTCAACAAGATGGCCGCTTCAACAGAATCTTCTGTGAAAAAGAAGAAGGGTGGTATCGCGGGTGTTTTGGATTCGCTCCTGGGTGGTATCGGTGGTATCATCGGTACTTCCCAACAAGGCGCCATGGCTGCATCCGGATTCTCAACTATCTGTCTTTGTGTGCTCGTCATAGGTTTAGCTGTCATGTTCCTGTCACCCGCGGGACAAAACATGGGTAGGAAGGGTATGAATAAGTTCTAAAATCCATTTCATCTTATGGAAGAATAAGGTTTATTTCTTCGGGTTTAATTGGTTCGTTTAGGTTCCAGTTGAAGAGATAATAGTACACATATCCAGTTCCTTTGACAAATTTCATCTTTTCAAGAAGTTCTGTTGATACACCTGCTTCAGCGCTATTGAATACATGATACCCTAAATTTTTAGCGATAAGAAAGGCGTCATTATAAACATCTCCAACCATAAAATATCTATAGACTTGTTTGACAACATCAGAACCATCTGCTCTTTCACACGGAATATCATAGAATGAAATGAAACCGTCGGTCTCATCACTTATATAGGAATGTATAGGCAATAATCGCTTCTTTACAAATTCTTCGTTTATAACTGGTGTAATTTTAAACTTTTCATTATATTCCTGTAAAATCCGAATCACTTTAGGAATATCTTCATTAGTCATTTTTTTCCATGTATATTTGCATGGTCCGTGAACTTCGTGATAACGTTCACGGGGATTACTTGTCTGATGAAACTTGGTTTTTATAAGATGTTTAACATCTAGAAATCTATGCCAATAGCACGACTTAGATATAGGTGTCGGAATATTTATATGGGCGGTGTATACAGCTTGCCATATATTTTTGAGTGCGATTCGTCTTTTAATTTCATCTATAAGAATAGGCGCAAATCCATAATTTCTATATGATTCGTGGACACATAGATAATTGATTTGTGCCATTTTCATAACTTTATCATCTATGCGTACATCTACATCTGTAGTCGTGATATACCCAAGCAACTCTCTAGTTGTAAGTTTGCGAATTGCTACACTGTTATCGATTGACCATTTAAGTATTTCTGGTGTGTAATAAAGTTTGAAAAATGAGTTGCCTAGATAATGTTTTTGTAAAAATGGGAGAGCTTCGTTAATTTTACATGATGACCATATAAATTCGGGTGGTAATTTCTTAGGTTTAGATGTTAACAGTCCAGTCGTTTCATTCGAAGTATACATACGTGTAGTTGGTTGTTTATCCCAGTACTCATGCATTTTATACAGATGGTAGGTTAAATTTTTAAGTTCTAAAAGTAATATATCAACTTTTAGAACGTAATTTTTATATAAAGATATAATATCAGATATAATAATGAGTCTTGAACTGAAACATCTTAAACAACATTATGAAACTATACGATCTGAATGTGATTCTCTTCCAACGAATTTTATTCATCCATCTGGAAGAAAAAGGGGTGATTGGGAAGACTCCCCAATGCTTAAGGAAGTCATGACAAGTTATGTAAGTGGTAAAAATGGATGGCTAAAAGGGTGGACCGATGAACCAGATGAGTGGTATGGGTGGCCACTGATATGGAAAGATCGCCCAGTTGTAGGAAATTGTAAATTATGTCCAAAAACATATGAAATTTTATCAAAGACTAAAGGTGTTCGTATAGCAGGATTTTCACTTATGAAAGGTGGAGCAAAACTCCCCGTTCACACTGACAATGTTTCAGATACGTATGTTTTTACATATCATTTGGGAATTAAGTGTCCCGATGGAAATATACTGTACACAAAAGACGGTCCGGTAGTTGAAGAAAATGGTAAACATGTCATTTTTGACGCAAAATATGAACATTGGGCGGAAAATAAATCAAATGAAGACCGTATTATACTCCATATTGAGTACCATCGGTAGATACAATTTTAAAAGGTACATCAATTTTTCTTATATTTCTTAACTTCAACCTCTTCCCATATATATCATCATCAAAATTATGAATATGTACTTCACATATATTTTGTGGTCCTTTTAGTAATGTACCTTCACCATAATTTGTAGTACAAGAATAGAATCCATTTCCGTTGATTTTATCTGGACATATTGAAAGATTTGCAGTTTTCCAATCGATTTTTTTTGAAATACCCGCCCCCTTTACAACTTTACCTGAATGTTCCCATGGTCCATTATCACGGTTTACTTTTACAATTATAAAAATAATTAATAAAATTGTTGCGAGTAGGTACAACATATACTATAATGTAGTATTAAAATCCATTTGTTATAATTGCATCGACATTGAATCTATACATATATTCTAGTTCTTTGTCCTCTTTGTGTGTGTATGTGTACACCTTGATATCTTTCATTTTACAGTAAGATATGAAGTGATGATCTAAACATGTCCAATGTAGTACCACCGCTGTGAGACCCCGTGTTAACATGTCATACTCGTCATTAATAAACGTTGTTTCGAAAGTGGAACCTTTTTGAAATTCCATAGGGAGATTATGGATTAACTTTCGATTAAAACTACAAAAAATGACATTACGTGTTGGTTTAGTTTTATAAAAATTGACGAGTGCTTCACCGATTCCAAAATTGGCACCTTTGATGTCTAGAAGAAGTAGTGTTTTGGAAATATTTGGGATTTGATCGTATACGTCTTGGAGTGAACAAACACCTAATTGTTTCAATTCGTTTAGACATAAATCACTTATGAATTGTTCTCCCACGTACACATCATGGAAAAGTATAATTTCTCCGGATGCACAAAGTTGTACATCTATCTCAACTCCGTCATAGGACCTATGAACAGCTTCTTGAATCGCGTCAATACTGTTATCTATACGGTCAATAGAATATCCTCGATGAGCGATACACTTCATTAACTTAAAGAGGTATTAAGTCTTTATATTAATGATTCTTAGTATCGATGTTGGTATAAAGAATTTGGCACTTTGCCTTCTCGATGAGGACAAAAATAACCTGGTTGTTGAGTGGGATGTTGATGGTATACCTCCACAACATAAGGATGGTGTCTACGTTTCCATGAGAGACCACCTAGATGCTCGTCCATGGGTCCTGGGTGCGAAGACCATTCTCATAGAAAAGCAACCCGACCGCAATAAAAAGATGGTTTCTGTCATGCACTTCCTCCATGCCTACTTCATAATCAGGTGTCCCAAAGCTGAAACGATTCTCTACGATGCTCGTCACAAGATTCCAGATGTTGCTGGACCGGGTAAGGCACAATACAATAAGAGAAAGAAGGTTTCCATAGAGAGGTGTGAAGACTTTATTCGTAGCAATTCAGTCAATTCTCATTGGATCGATACATTCGTGAAATCTAAAAAGAAAGATGATCTCGCAGATACAGTGATGCAAGCATTATCATTCGTGAATAGGAAGGAGGTTTTACCCGCTTCACAAAAGAAGAAGTCTATAAAGTTGGTGGCGCGTCGACCAAATGAAAATCAAAAAGCTACAAAATATTCCAAGTGTAATTTAGCTTGGATTTATTTAAACAAAGTTGAATGTGAAGTTCTAGAAAATAATAAAAGATTCATGAAAGACCTAAAGAGGTA